GAACCGACTCCGTTAGCAATCAAGATAGCCTTAGAAGAAATCGAACAATACAAGAAACACCATGCAAGCAACCCTGAAGTTCAACCTGCCAGATGAGGATACGCTTCACTACGACGCGATCCACGCAACGGAATACCGCATCGCTCTTGAAGAAATCCAAGAGATGCTGAGGTCCAAAGTGAAGTACGGACACAACTACGAGAGCACCGAGCAGGCTCTGGAAGAGGTCTATCACATGGTCTGCGCCACTATTCAAGAATGCTACGGTTTCCCTGAATAAGCTTGGAAATTGCTTGCCAATCTTGAATAAGACTGCTCGTGAACATCAGCAAGGCCCGCAAACGGGTGATGGCCATCGGCTGTTCCCACGGGTCCAGAGCCAATCCCAAGGCGCTGGAGGCGGTGCTACGCTTTCGGGAACGCTACAAGCCTCATGAGGTGATCCATCTGGGCGATGCATACGATCTGGCGGCGCTACGAGCAGGATCGCTAGGCAACCCTAACCAGTCCGATGCAGCCGACGATTACCTCGACGACATCGGTGAAGGTGCGAAGTTCCTCAACCAGCTCAAGCCGACGGTGTTCACGATCGGGAACCACGACGAGCGAGCCAAGATGTACCTGAACCATCACAACGCGGTCATCCGTGGCTTCGCTGAGGCGGTCTGGGAGAAGATGATGGCACCGATCGAGAAGCATTGCCGGGTCAAGATCCTGAAGTATGGAGTCCTACCAGACTGTTGGTTCAGCCTCGGAGGCTACAAGTGGGGTCACGGGGTGCTCTACGGAGAGAACTATCTCAGAGACTCCGCCGAGACCTTCGGGAATGTTGTCGTGGCTCATGCCCACCGGGCTGGTATCGCTTACGGTCGCAGGAGTGACAATCCGGTCGCGCTGTCCCCCGGAACGTTGGCCGATCTTCCTGCCATGGAGTACGCTCATCGCCGCCGCTCAACCTTGGCGTGGAGCCACGGCATCGTCTTCGGAGAGTACTCGGACAGCAGCGCCCAACTCTACCTTCACCAGTGGCCACAGAACGAGCAGCAATGGACTCTGCCAAGCTTCTGAAATCGTTGCGGGATGCGGTCAGCAATCGCTCCGAGCCTGTGCCTCCGGGCTGGATGCTCGCAGATGAATACGCCAGAGTGTGGGGACTGTCCCGGACGCAGGCCAACCGACTTCTGAAACGAGGCGTTGATGGCGGGCTGATCGTAGCAAAACAGTTTCGTATCAAGACACCGAAGCGAGGGGTTTACCCAACATGGCACTACACAGCAAAAAGCGAGGAAACGAAGTCCAAGGCGACCCGAAGCTCTCGGACGCGGAAGTGAAGGATCTGCTTGTCTTGGCACCTAGGCTAGTCGAGAAGGCCATCCTGCGTGGCTGGATCCAGCCGCCTCGGTACAAGCTCACAGACGCCCAGATTGACAACCTGATGCGCCGCTAGTACCTCAGAACTGTCCCTTGCGTGAGGGACCGGGATTCGCACCCCGAGCACCATGACACACAAAGCCCCCAGTCCAGCCAGCAACGAAGGTATGTGGTTCCCAATGGGTTCCACGGTGCACCTGTGCGAACGTTGTTGGTTGGACTGGGGTTTTTGTTTCATACCATGAGCGAGAAGAAGAGATCCCCAGCGTTCCAGTTCTATGCGGACGACTTCCTGTCCGGGACGATGACGATGACCAACGAGGAGCGCGGAGCTTACATTGCCCTCCTCTGCGTCCAGTGGTCTAAGGGTTACGTCAGTCAAACAGACTTCGATCGCATGACTCTGGCAATGCCACCGCATTCCCAAGCCATATGCCAAGAGAAGTTCGAGAAGGATGCCGACGGTTGCATGAGGAACGCTAGGCTTGAGAAAGAAAGGCAGAAACAGGCGTCATACAGGAAGAAACAGACAGAAAACGCCAATTTGCGATGGCATGGCAGTGCCAACCCAGATGCCAAAGAGATGCCACCGCATATGCCAGAAGCATGCTCTCCGTCTCCGTCTCCTAGTAATACTCTAAACCATACGGGCTCGGATGAAGATCCAGAGGTTGAGACTCTCAGGCTACGCATCGGATCTTGGTTCAAACGTAGGCCCACGACCAAGTGGAGCGAAAAGGAGATCCGGGCACTGAAGGCTGTCCTGAAGCTGAACACTCCGTCCGAGGACATTGACGCTCTGGAGCGATGGTATCTGTCGGGTGATCCATACCTTCGCCGAGATCCGTTCACCCTACTGAACAACTGGAACGGCGAGATCGACAAGGCACGTGGTAAGGCAAGCACGCCACAGTTGTTCCAACGACAGACTCCCAACATCAGTAAGTACACGGCGGAGCAGATTGCGTTGATGGAGGCCATGGGATGAACTCGGACGCCTACTTCGCGCCTAAGGATGAGCTGGGAATCCTCGGGGCATGTCTTTCGGGAGACACGGACGTGGCATCTGAGGTGGTCTCCTTGGTTCAGCCGGAGATGCTGGTCAACGAGGACGTCAGGTTCACTCTGGAGCTTATAGCCGGACTGGTGCGCCAGAACCAACCGGCGTCCGTGGAGAGGCTCACCAAGGAGTGGAACAAAGCTCACGGTTCATTGGAGATCCCGATGGCCACTTGGGCAGAGGCCATGTCCGCATGTCCATCAGCCAGCATGGTCAGCTACTTCGCGGACGGCATACGCGAGGCGCACCTACGTCGTAAGCTCAGAGAACTCGGATCCAAGATCATCGAAGGCTCCGGCAACTCAGCGGTCAGCATCGACGAGGTGCTCAAACAGGTGGAATCCGGCATGGTCCTAGACTCGGCACCACAGACCGACTCCTGCAGTGCTAAGGATGCCATCGTCAGCTTCATCGAGGCCACACAGGAACGCTGGAAGCGCAATGGCGAACTGAGCGGCGTGCCGACTGGCATCCCAAGGCTCGACTCCATGCTCGACGGCCTGCAATACCGCGAGCTGACCCTAGTCGCTGCACGTCCATCCATCGGCAAGACAGCCATGGGCACCTCCATCGTGGCCAACGCTACGGTGCTGCACAAAGTCCCGACCCTGTTCGTCTCTTGCGAGATGTCCACCAATGCCATCACCAGACGCCTCGTCTCTTGCGTCTCCGGTGTACCCATGCAGTCGATCAAGACGGGTCAGCTCAAGGACAACGACATGGCCCGGATCCAAGCGGCCAACATCAAGATCAAGAACTCCCCGATCCACTTCCTAGACCTATCCGCAGGGGCTAAGATCGGAACGGTCACCTCAGCCATCCGACGAGCTGTCCGAAAGCATGGCATCAAGCTGGTCATCGTGGACTACCTCCAGAAGATCGGCGCAAGCGGACGTTACGAGAAGCGCACCTACGAGGTGGCCGAGGTATCCGGAACGCTGAAGGCTTGTGCAGCTTCAACCGGAGTGGCTATGTTGGCTCTCGCACAGCTCAACCGTGAATCGGAAAAGGAGAAGGGACGCAAGCCACGACTGAGTGACCTAGCAGACTCCGGACAGATCGAACGAGACGCTGACACAGTGCTACTGCTAGACCGCAACCGAGTAGAACCAAGAGGTGAGGCAACCATATCAATCGCTAAACAACGAGACGGCGAATGCGGAGTGGTAACGTGCCATTACGAAGGTGCCTATTGTAGATTTGAACCTGCGCTGTTGCAGGATTCGTAAACAACACAACATAACATAACATGATTAGATGCAACATTAACGTCAGCAAAGTAGATAAACAGTATCTGTATGAGGGTAAGACCGGTAAGTTCCTTGAAGTAACTCTTCTGGAATCCAAAGGTGGACCGGACAAGTACGGCAATGACGGCTTCATTGTCCAAGGCGTCTCCAAGGAAGCCCGTGACCGCGGTGAACGTGGACCCATCATCGGGAGCTGGAAGCACTCGACCAAGGCCCCTCGTCCCACCGCTACCCAACCCCCGGTAGACGACAACCTGTTCTAAGCCTCTAGAAGCCCCTAGGAGATGAGTTGCGCTATGGTGACCCTCGCCAGAGAACAAAACGCCTCCTAGGGGCATTACCGCTCCAAGAAACCGCATCACATGGAAGACCTAGAGTACGCACTACGCATGATACCGCCCTCATACCGGGATTGGGTGGTCCGTAGCGTCAGATCCGGTAGCGCCTCACCAGAACAGGTCGCCGCTAGGTTCTCCATGTCGGACAGTGACCCAGCCTATAAGCTCATCATCCGTGGCTTTGAGCATATTCGTGTTGCTCCAGAGTCATATCTCAATGCAATGATAGAGAAGGTAATGAACTAAGAATAGTTATACTCGAAGTATATATGTCTAATAAGATCAAATCAGTGGATATAATCGAGAAACCACCGTCGGTACATGTCACCTGCTATGCTTATGGTGATATGCACTCCGCGGTACTCACCTCTTGGATAGATCTCGCTAATTACTTTGCACAACGTACTCG